TACCGTCCTTTTTGACTAGAGCTAGACTGTCAGCGGCTATTAATATCTTTGTGTAGCTTGCTTCATTGAGCTACCGAGTACTACCTATTTATTAAGTTTTTAATGTGCTTATCTAATTACATCCATAATAGCACTGTGTATATACGTTGTCAATAGGTTTTAGCGCAACTAATTGCAATAATAAAAATAAATATTGGCGCATTTAATAGATGGATTGTAGCAGGCAAAGATGTAGCCACCACGGTCAAAGCTAATAATATAAGTATTCATCTCTATAGCCCCTGGCTGTCCTGCCGGTCTCTAAGGGTGTAATCAAATTCTACATTATATATTATTGATAGACTTTTTATCTCTTATCAAACATCCACGCCTACAACGACCTGATAAACTCATTCAGGCGTAAAACAGACGCCCCAGAACCCAAAACTAGGCAAAAATACCCTCCAACCTATAGTTTACTATTAACTATTTTAAGCGCATTATCCCGCCCGGGTTTAATCAGTCCTATTTATTTTTTTATTCGTAATATGACAAGCTCACTTTCCTTTTTATAGCTGGGGGGGTTGGATTCCGGCCGACAGAACTAACCGACTCAAAAGTAAACAAAGCTAAAACTAAACTAATCGTGTCTAAATTAAGGATATAATATGCCATTAAGCAAAAAGAGAGACCGAGAAAGAAAGAGGGAATTCCAACCTAATTCCAACCTAACTACCGGCAAACAATTCCAACCTAAACCGGATAAGCTGGCAGAGTTAAGAGGATTAATTAATGCAATCCATGAGTCAAAGGCTATTGCACAACCTGTTACAATACCGGTCTACAATCCATCTATTCATAAGCCAGGCGATAGAGTTCGAGTCAAACAGTATGGCAAATGGATTGAGACGATCATCCCGGAGCTCGATGCAGATGGTCATCAAATGTAATCCAATGGACTACAACGGACGTACTAATTGGCGCATATAACAGTATGTTAAGTATTTCGTGCCCAAACAGCAGTCCATAACCATTATAGTGCGAACCAACTAGTATAATAGATACAAGAGAAGTGACTTGGACTTTCGATGGAAAATTGTCAGGGGTGATTTGAGTCCTCGTAGAAAACTTCAAGTAATACAGACCTACATTACATAATATAAGGGATAAAATGAATAAAGATTTTGAGTTATTCAAAAAAGAGTTTAAAAGATGGCAAGAGAAGTTCGGGTTAAATGGGTGGAGAGTTTACTTTAAATACGAATCCTTCGGAGACGGATATGCTAATATAACCATTGATTTAGAAGATGTATGTGCCACCGTCAGGTTAAATGAATCGAGTAGCAAAGAGAATAAAGAATTGCGCAAAATAGAGGATATAGCTAAACACGAAGCTATCCATTTGCTATTAGCTAATTTAGCACAATTAGGAAGACGGAGATATATCAATACTTCGGAATTATATATTGCCGAGGAAGAACTTGCCCATAGATTAGAGGGACTAATAGAATGAGTGGTAAAGCTGGATGTAGTGGAAGAAAGAGAGACCCAACAAAAGAAGTTAAAAGGATGTTGGATAAAATATCCAGTGATAAATTACCGAATATACTATGGATGATGGCGACTAAGGCAGAAGCCGGTGATAAAGATTTTGCGATGTATTTATCAGATAGGATACTTGGTAGGCCACATCAATCGATAGACAATAGAGTTAGCGGTAAGGTAGAGATGGACTGGGGGGCGTTGAAGTGTGTAGTGATACAATCGATGCAGCAGGTACAAGATTCTATTAAAGGTGAAGTAATAGAAGGAGAGATAAAGCAGATTGGAACTAGAGATTAAAGAGATTCAAATAGAGATGGCAAAATGTGCTATGGACTTCAGATACTTTTTAAAGTATGTGAAGATAGTAGAAACGCCTTCTTTGGAATCAAGGGGCGGGGTAGCGGAGTTCCAGTTATGGCCGCATATCAAAGAAGCGGTAGAATGTTTACTCCATGACAAGTTAATAGTCTGGTTGAAGTCAAGACAAATAGGGGCATCGTGGTTAATAGCTGCCTATTGTTTATGGTATGCGTTATTTAAAGATGGAGCTACTATACTTCTTTTAAGCGCTGGGGAAAGTGAAGCGATGTGGTTATTGTCTAAATGCCATTCGATATTAGACAATCTACCTATTTGGTTACAAGTAAAACCGAATCCGGATTCAAGGACTGAAATGGGGTTTACTTGTAGTAACGGCGAAATAACAATGAAGTCAGTTATTAAAGCTCTACCTTCTACCGAGAAGGCGGGTGTTTCATATACAGCTTCAGTTATTGTCTGTGATGAATGGGACTTACACGAATATGCAGTTGAAAATTTCATGCAAATCAAGCCATGTATAGATTCCTCGGGAGGACAGTTTATAGGGGTATTCACAAGAGACCCACAGGGTGGGGATTCGTTAGCGGTATCTACTTTTGTTAATGCGAGGGAAGGGAAGAATGGTTTTAAGTGGATATTCCATCCTTATACTGTAAGACCCAGAAGAGACGAAGAATGGTATGCCAGGAAAAAAGCGGAACTTACTCCTGATATTTTAAGAGGAATGAGCCCTGATATTTATATGCAGAAAGCATATCCTCGATCTGTTGAAGAAGCACTTTCGGTATCAGCAGAAATAAGTGTATTCAATCCTGATGTAGTAAGGAGTATGTTAGAGGATTGTAGAAATCCTCTTATGATAGAAGAAATAGATAATTCTATTATCCATGTTTATAAACCATTCCAATTAGGCCATTATTATATTTCTTCCTGCGATGTTTCTCACGGGGTAGGCAGAGATTTTACCGTTGCTGGAGTAATGGATTGCCAGACTGGCGAGATTGTTGCTGATATATATAATAACCATTTAGCAGTTGATTCTTTTACAGATTATTACTATACCCTACTTAAATTGTACAATGAACCCAAAGCGTATCCTGAAGATAACGAGTGGGGGCATTTCGTATGTATGGGATTACAGAAATTAAATTATAAGAATTTGGCTTATCAGGACGAACAGAAAACAAGACCTGGGTTTAAAACGGGGCAGAATAGAACGCAGTTATATGAAAATCTAGCCCCCGCAATTAACAACAGGCAGATTGTAATATATAACAAGGATGGCGTAAAACAACTATTTGATTTAATAAGAAATTCAGACAAAGAAGGCCGTATAGAAGCTAAACGTGGGGGGCATGATGACTATGCGATTATGTTGGGTATCTGTTGGTTAATGAAAGATACCATACAACAAGTAGACTTTGTTCCTAAAACTATAAGCAGTTTGCACTTTAATAAAAATAATAGCAGATTAAAATTATGGGGTAGAGTATGAAAGATAAACCTACTGTTGAAGAAATACTACAGAAGAAAGAATATTGTGATAAAGTTTACGATGAGGCTTTTAAACAGTTTGATGAAGATGAACGTTTTTATGAGTTAGATTTTCTTGCAGACCTTAAAATGCCTGTTGAGTTTGAAGATTGTGGGATTGTCCTACCTACATCAAGGGATATGGTAGATACGAATGTAGACCATATAGATGTTACAAATGCTAGAGTCTTAGTAAATAAGGGTGGGATGAATGATACTAATATTGAAAGACAGGAACTAAAACGCAAGTTCTATCTAGCTACTATTTATATAACAAATGTAGAAAGTCCTATTTCTCCTTGGCGTGTAGCTGCTAAACATTATGCTAATTTAGGGGTAGCGCACATAAAGACAGTTTGGGATGCCGATACTTGGATAGATAAACCCGAACAGGGTAATTTATCTGACGAAGATTATGCGGTTAAGATTGCTGAATGGAGAGATGATACTGAACTTGCTTTCCCGATTCAAATTACAGCCAGACATCCACGTTCTATAATGCCAGACCCACAACATATCAAACCTGAATATTATATAGAAGTACAAAAGAAGTCATGTTTTGGTATTATGAACCGTTATCCTAAATGGGGGAATCCAAAAGGTAGAGCGGATTCTGACAATGTAGACTGGGTGGAATACTGGGACAATGATTATAAATGTTTTATAGTCGATGGTGAGCCTGTTCTTAAAGGGAAGATTGTTAAACATAACTATGGATTTATTCCTTATGTAACAATAGAAACTGGGCTAGGTAATTTATCTTCCGATGGTGATTATTCCAAGAGATATGTTGGTATTACACGATATATGCGGAATATACTCGTAGCTGAATCAAGAGCTTATTCAATAGCCGACTTCATTTTAAAGAAAGGGGCTTATCCCTCAGGATTTATTAGAGGCGCTGGTGCTGGAGCAGTCCAATCGGTAGATACAGGATTCGGGAAATATACTGTGTTACCTGAAGGTGTTGAGATTATTCCGATGGCTCCTGAAGTACCACCTCAAGCGTTACAAACTTGGATCGATGTTACCTCTGATTATATAGCTGCTCATGGTGCCCCGAACGCTTCAAGGGGTTTAGGCGAGACAGGTGTAAGAA